AGTTTTCTTTCTTGCGCGAAATCCGAGTGTGTCTGAACCTACTTCGCGGTTACGTCCTGGACGCTCTGGTGGTTCAGTTGTTAATGGGCGCCTGATGAAAGCAGGACTGCCAAAGACCTTCTGGAAGAGTTGAACGGTGCGTTTATCAACCATCTGGACAAATTTATCTTGCAATTTTTTAATTCGTGCGTTTGTAAATTGTTCTTCTTCGGTCAATTCACGACTTTGAGTTTCAAGTTTTACGCGCAAGTGACGTTCACGCTCGGTCTCTACACTCAAGCCGCCCTTAGATGCGCGACGCGCGAGTTCACCGGCACGTCGTCCAGTGATCGCCTTCATTCGTCCAGTGAACATGGCCTTCGTCTCGTCTATAAATTCGCTCACTGAATTGCGCAATTCATATATTGGATCTTTGACAATGTCTGAAAACCAACCAGTCAGATAATTCTTGAGATCTTTAAACGCGCGTTTCCAATACTCGACGAGATAACCAAGAATCGTCGGTAATCTTTCAACAAAAAAGAATTCAATATCTTTAACAAATCCCACGACGGCAGAACGTACTTTTAACATCACCAAAGTTAATACTAACTGCCAATTTTGTACCGCGGTTTCGGCGAACGCAAACCCCGCTACCACAACTTCTGTGAACATCTTGAGTATCGGTTTAATATCGTGAATCAACACAACGAACCAATCACGAATCTTTCTAAGTTTATCGCTGAGTGAATCTCCGCGGACCCCGAGTAGAACAATTCCAGCCATTAGTGATGCGATCAGTGTAATGACGATACCAATTGGAGATGCTAATGTCACCAGGATACCAACTGTCGTTGCCATCACGACGAGTACAACTGACACTGCGGCGGCGAACGCCACGAAAGTCGCAATTCCAGCAAAGACTGACTCGCGAAGTCCTTCGAGCCACTTGACAACATTCCCGAGTGATGTTGTGAGTAACACGATCGTTGGTTTCAAGAACTCACCAAAGACGATCGCCAAGTTCACTGCCTGATTCTTGACGAGCAGGAGTTGTCCCCACAGCGACGCCAATTGAGTCTTCTGTAGGCGTTCTGCCAATCCACTGACACCGGACAACGCGGCTTTATATTTCGCGAATTCCTCACTCCCCTGATTTATGAACACCGACATTGCAGCAAACGCTCGTACACCGGCAATACGTGTTATGATGGCATTGCGTTCCTCGTCATTGACTCCCTTGAGAGCGAATTCTATCTCTTTGAGAATTTGCTGCAGACCCTTGAAGCGGCCACGAGCATCTGATACGGTTATTCCCATCGCCTCAAGTGCCTTTCCAGTCTCGCGAGGCTGAGTCTGTAATCGCAACATAATGCTACGTAGTGCCGTACCAGCTTCTTCACCGCGTATTAAACTCCTCGCCAAGATTTGAACGGCCGCGACCATCGTTTCGATGTCATCACCAGATGCTCGCGCCACTGGACCCACGTACTTGATGGCGTTTGCTAGCAGAGACATGTCCGTGGAGCCAGTCAATACGATCTTTGTCATGACATCAGTGATGCGACCTAGGTCAATACTCGTCTTGCCGAAATCACGCATTACCCCACTCAAGAGGCGCGTGGCGAGTCCCATGTCGATTTGTGCGTCCACAGCCAATTCAAGAGCCGACTTAGTCCCCCTCAAAATTTGTTGGACGGTGAAACCCTGCTTACCAAATTCCAACATCGCCGCCGCAGCTGAAATGGCCGAGAATTGCGTCGTTCGACCAACATCGAGTGCGTGTTTCTTGAGAGTTTCGAATTCTTCCGCGGTCGCGTTTGTCGAGAATCGAACGCGATTCATCTCGTATTCGAATTTTGAAAACGCCGATAGTGAGGCGCCAGCGCCAACTGTGAGCACGCCAAGACTACGTTTAGCGGTAGATGCCAGAGTATGTAATTGAGACGACACGCGCTGTGCGGTGGTATATACACTGCGCATTGACGTCAAATATCTGGCGTCATTGACGAAAATGTCCACGAACATCTCGGCGAGTTTGAATCCCACGTCACACCACTTTCTTGAGTGCGCGCTCCATGCGGCGTCTCTCGATCAATTCACACACTTGACTATGAGTCATTGGCACGCCTTCAGCGCGTTCTGTAACTTGCAGATACACAATAATCTGCGGAATGGTCATCGAGGAGATAACATCGGGGGTGAATCCCCAGCGCTCAGTGAGACTCCGGTAGACCGAGTCCCAATTCGCGAGGATTCCATCGCCGCTTTTCCCGCGTCATCCCCTCCAACCATATTGAGCTCATTGAAGACGCGTCGGAGTTCCTCGATACTCTCAAAATCGTCCATTAAGTCAAGAGCCTTTTCCAGCGTGAGACTTGGCGACGAATGCCTGACACTCAAATAGAAAGAAAATGCAAATCCCTCCATTGAGTTGAGTGCCGCCGTGGCAGCCGGTGATATGAGAGAATCTTGTTGACGCGACTGCGCCTGCGCCTCCTTGATCAACTGTAGTCGTTCGTCCGACGTGATCGCGTCGCCAAATTCAGCGAGTTGACGCTTCACAGCGCGGATTGGAATATCGGCGATATATCGCTCCAACTCTCCCAACTCGCGTGGAGACAGCGCGCTCATCTTGTATACGACACCGCGGAGAGTTACTTCACGCGGCACCGCCGCCATGTCTGATATCTTCATGAGACCTCCACAAGTTGATTATGTCGGTAAGGTGTACGCACCCATTGATTCAAATTGGCATGTGAGTTTCACAATTCCAGCAACTTCAGACACCACCGGCATCTGAATAATTCGTGCCGTTGGAATTGAAACGAACTTATTAGATGCCGGATCGCCGACATATAACTTGAGTGCTACGATTTGACCAGGATTTAAGTTGGGAGGATTCGCGAATGGCGGGACATCCGTGTCGTAGTTCAATTCGAACTGTCCATTACACTTCGCAAGACCAGCCACATTAGTCATGTAGCCAGCACTCCCCGAGTGAGACGCGTCCAATGAAGCAATCTCTGGCGTCGCCTGCCATCCAACGACGTTGATGTCAGTTGAACCAACTGTGACCTTACCAATTTTACCTGAGAGAAAAGTAGCCATTTGTTCTCCTAGTTTCCAATGAGTATCAGTTCAAAGAATGCAATTTGAGTCGCATAGAGATTGCTGATGTTTATGACATTATTTACACCGTCGACGATGTTTCGTCCACCAGGTCCAAAATTAACACACATCATGTCGCCGGGATCTAACAACCAAGTAGCTCCGATGCCAAATGTGTTTTGTAAGAAAGTTCCATCAACTTGAATCACCGACGAGAGTGGAACTGGAACGGGCAACTCATCGGTTGCATTCCTCATCATAAATCCGTAGATTTTATTAAACGTAGAAGTTTCATTGAACGCGTCGCGCATCGAAAAGGAGGCAGTTAAGTTCCAAAAAAATGTACCGCTGGGACTGAGTAATCGATCCCTCGTAACACACTTAGTAACTTGACTCGTTGAGAATGGCACTCGACTTGATTTTCCCAAATCAAGTGTCTTCGTTCCAATGACCTCAACTATGTCGGATACTCGCGTATCCAACGTAGTTGAGATAATTGTATTGCTCGTAACGGCCATTACGGAATTCCAACGAATATGAGATCCATCGTGCAAATCTCCGTGCCAGAATTATTCGTCACAGTGATGACGTCCTGTGTGGCAGCAGTCACCGTCTTACCAGTCCCAGAAAAACTTCCCATCATCCACTCACCAGCTGCGAGCAACCAAGACGAGGATGCCCCGAAACCAAGTGTGATGAAGTTTCCAGTTATAGTTCCCGAGGCTGCGCTGACCACCGCCTGCACGTCGGACACATTATGAATGATGAAGCCCTTCACCTTCGTGAATACAGCCGCGTCACCAAACGCGTCAACCAATGCGCCAGAGAGATCGACGCTCTGATTACCAGACGCGGAGATAGCCAATTGTTTGGTACAAGACAATGTGCATTGACCGGCAGCGATTCCCTGCGTCAATTGTTTCGCGGCGGTCTTATCCAGATTTATCGTCTTAGTACCCATCGCCTCGATCGTCTTTGAAACGTCCGTGGCAATTCTCGCTGATATTTGTGCTCCAGCTGCAACACCCATGTCACACTCCCAAGTTAGAAATTTCTCTGCAATTCAAAATCAATTTGCATGACACCATGCCACACAGATTGAGCGTCAATATCATCGACTTCTTCCTCATATCCCTGACGCGATCCACGCCGCGTCGATAAATGCTTAAACGTAGATCCGTACAGACGACCAACGTTTGGATGTCCGCATAACACGCGCTCTATCTTATCAAGTAGATCATCCATCGTAACGTCATCATGAGCGTACACGTTAAATTGAATTGACTTCGTTTCAACTTGTATCAATCCAGTGCTATAATCTGGCGGTCCACTCGTCCCGTCAAATATACACACGTATGGAAATACCGGGCGACCCACCGGGTGTCCAAACGTATATCGATCGCCAAGAATAGATCCGATGGCACTCAATACGAGAGTTTGAAGTTTTATCATGAATTCATTCACGGCCGCCCCGTTGTTACAATACTTTTTAGATTTGATTGATAATCATGAATCCCGCGACTGAGCCATGGTCGTGGTGCCATTTTACTCGTACCTAATTCCAAATCACGGCCATAGGATATTTCAGTCCCCACGCGCGTCGAGAGTGTTCGAGGATTATATTCCGCAGTGATGCTATCGCGAAACTCACCAGTCACGATCTTTGGATATTCCCCGGGTCTGGAAGGGTCGAGACCGCGCATCTTAAGTCCACGACCAGTCGTGGGTTGTCTTCGTGACGATCGCATCTTGATCTTGTCTCTGAGATACATACCCGCGATTTTGATACGGCGCCCAATTAACTCGCGTGTCTTACGCGTCGCGGTTGGGCCATGCCACACCATATAAGTTCCCGCCATCAATCACCCGCGCTCTCATTGAGATCGAAACGAAACACACGAGACAATCCAGCCTGGTCTTCTATACCAATGATACCAAATTTCAACACGCCGACCACGACGCGATCTCCAATAGAGACCCCTGGATTTATTGTCGTGTATAAACTTCCCGATACATTTATATCTCTCGCGTTATACGCCAATATCGTCTCACTCGACATTGGTTGTATCCAACCTCCCACTGCCGCGCCAAGATTAGTCCACGATCGCGCAGTAGCGCCGCTCGGGGTTTTTACAACCGTGACGCGTTGAAATTGCACAGATTCTCCATGCAACGCGATGAGCGACTCCGCAGACATTATATCGTTATTCTCTCCATGAAGGAACCTAGAATCGCGCGAGCCATTGGTGGCCACATCTCAAGGCTTGGTGTAGTTGACATTCGATTCTCATACCTGATCATATAATCACCGAGACGTTCTTGCACCGCCTGACGCGTCGTTCTCTCCATCTCCACGAAATATGCGGCGCCCTGTATGATCGCCGATTGTAGATCAAATGGCAGTGGATCGTATCCACCGACGTACGTCACTTCCACGTTCTGAAATCCATCGGGGAAATATCCACTCTCATCGGGATTCCATCGAATCTCACCGGTGGATGGAGTGAATCGAAACAGTGTATTGGCATACACCGTGACATTACCACTAGAATCTTTGATCTTTATGGTCGTAATTGATACCAACGGTGTATTTCGAACAAAGATCGACCTCGAATAATACCCATCCTGTGTCTCAACAAATGTGCCACGCGTGAATACGCGGTCACAGAGGCGTTCCGCGGCTTGACTGGCGGCGTTGAGAACTGCCACCAGGGTCTCAGAGGTCAATGTCGACAAACTCGGCGCAATTTGAACCGCCCTAGTTGTATCAATATACAGCATGGTAACCCATCAAACGCAGTACTGGCAGATCGCGAACACTAAAGTCATCGTGTCGCGATCCGCCAGCTGTGGAGATTATTTGACAATCTGAACGACGCTAGACTCGAGAGCCGCGATATTCTCTTCTCTCGGCATTGAACCAAGAAGAGTCATCGCGACGAGTCCGCCGGTGGCACCACCAGTTGTCACCTTGAGCGCCATGAACGGCTTTGCGGGATCATAGTCCGCTTCTGACGCGTTGAGCAAAATAATTTTATTGTCATTGTTACTGGCATGCGCCGCCAATTGCGTCGCGAGTTTCACATTGGTTGGGCTTGTTCCACCAGAATCAACGGCCCTCATCAGCACACAATCAATCGTCTCAGACGCCATGTCGCCGAGTGCGAGGATGCCCAAGACACGTCGAAACGAACCAGGCTTCACCCACGCAGTTATCAACGGCGTAGATGATGCCGTCCCGCCCTTCGCGGTGAGTACACCGATATATTCACTGATCAACGCATTCGGATTGAACATGATACGCTCCTTTTGAGAAGTAAAATCAAGACCATAAAAATCCGCGGCGGCGCCGACCGCCGCGGAAGAGTTACTCAACAACGTTGTTGAGTAAACCTCGTAAGTTCATCAAGTGGCGAGAGTGACGATGTGCGACAACGTCGCACCAGCCGTACTCTTGTACGGCGTAACCGCCGACGCCCACATGGAATGTCCATCAGTGCGGAACGTAAAGCGATACGCGTTCTCGCCGAAATCAAACCGTAGATGCATTGACATCGCAGTCTGAATTCCATTCCGCTTACTCACTTGTCGGTACTGTGTCGGATCCACGAGGATTATATCTCCAACCGTTCCCAACGCGGCGTTCCACTCTGTGAGTAACACGGGACGCCCCTTGAGTCGACCAAGCGGCTGATCCGCGATCCCGCCGGGTGGCATATAAACCGGCCAACCGCCAACGTTCTCAGTTCCTGCCACGGTTGTGACGGGCATGAACATCTTATTAAGTTGCGGCTCGACCTCTTGATTACAGATCCACACCGCGTTGTTACGGCACCACACCGCCAGACGCGACCACATCGCCTCAATATCAGCGATCTTCACAAGAAGCGCAGAGGTGCGCGCCACCGAAATGAGACACGCAGAGTTCAAGAAACCGCGCGGCTTCTTGATACCATCGCCGTTTATAATCGCGTCGTTCACGAGAAATCGCGTCTCGAGACTCGCAAGTGACATGAGTTCCTGTTCCAGCGACAACGAACTGTCCTCAAGAAGTTCATCAGTCGCGTAAACGAACACGCCGAGTTTTTCAAGGCGGAACGGAATTCGCTTGTATTTCGGCTTGCTGCCAGTGTACTGATCTGCCTCGCCGAGCCAATATCCCGTGACACCGCCGTGACGTGAACCGGTGGCGCGTGAATCTTCCACAATCGCACCGTACTCAATCGCGTTGCCAGCAATCTGGCGTTGATCAAGACGCGACGTCAGATCATTCTCTGGAAATGCCTTTCGAAAAATCTCGTTGCTCATCTCAACGGGGCACAGTAAGCCACCATCTTCACCGACGAGTTCAGACATACCAGAGATGGCTTTTCCCTCAAATTCCACTTCACGAAACTTGATGTATTTTTTCAAGTTTTCAGACATGCTCTTTCCGCCAGAATACGTCCTGACGTCTGTGGCAAAGTTACCCCAATCGCCGAACACCGCGCGAACAGACTTGTCCATCGGCTCGGCACCGACTTCGACGCGAATGCCCTGACTCACGGTGGCAATTGCGGCTTTCATGGCTTCGTTTACGGCTCGATTGATTGCCTCCTTGAACTCATTGACCTTCACCTCGAAGTCCAACTTATCCTTGTCAACCGATTCCGCATCAACAATCTTCGCCTTGACAAGTGCGGCGGCGTCTTTCTCGGAAAGTTCGACGAGTTCACCCGCCTTCTTTCCATCATAATCTAACAACAACTTGTACCACTTCATGATAGTCTCCTTACACTGTTATCAAAAACGTCGCATCTCGCCTATTGTATTAAAAACAACTCTAGCCATCCGCGACTGTCACATCACTCAAACAATCCCCTTCGCTCTCTTGATCGCGTCGTTGACGATATCATCGACGTCTATTTCAGACAACAAGAGATCAGTCAACGCAGTTGTATTTTTTACACTGCGACAATTCTTTAGTGACGGCAATGTATCATGAATCTCAATTTCATCATCGAGTCCGTCTCCATTACCACCATACTCAAGACCCATCATACTGAGAATATCTCGAGGAACTGGAAAACCTGCCGCGGCGCTCTTCGCGATAGATTGAACGACCGCCGCTGGGTTTGATTGCACGCCCACAGCAGAATATTCGACGATTTGAATCTTTGTTAAGATCCAACGCGCCTCTGCCAATCCAGGTCGAGTCTTAATTTCGTCGGGCGTCGGTCGATGTCCATCGAGTGGAATAAAGCCAATGGATTTACCTCGCAAATCGCCACTGCGAATCATGTGCCAAACAGCGTCGGGCCACCAGTCGCCTTGCCACATATCCGGGCGCTTAGTATACTGTGTCTTGGCCAACCAACCATCTAACGAGGGATCAGCACTGGTGGCGCGCTTCCACCACATGGCACGACCAACGGGCAAGATGTCATAATTGTGCCCATACCCCACAACTGGATTCTTTTTGTAACTCTTCCAGTCAATTCCAGTTGGGAGAATTACATCTCGATCTCGATCAACTGCCGCCGAAGTTATCATCGACACATCGGCGCGTTCATTTTCAACGAAATCAGACTTCTCAGCGACACTCACTGAGCGGCGATATCCGGCGATTTTTTGTCCATTGATCTCAGTGGTGAAACTCTCGATAAACTCCCTCGAGAGAGTCTTGAGCGCCGTTTCAATTTCAATTGCAAGATCGGATGGCATTGGAAAACCGAATGGACCGATTGCGTCACCATACGCGCGCTTCGTCGCGATCTTTGGTAGTTTCATATCGACACCTCGATAGGTTCAGATTGTTCAGTACGTTTATTTACGACGTCCCAGTCAATTTCCTCGATCATTGTACACTGACATGATGAATGACTCGGTGGATGTTGTACATCATTCGCCGCGACAAAAGCCTGATCGAGTAGAATTCCGTCGCCAGTCGCCTTCTTAATATCAACACACACCTGACACGGATTACCAGACAATAGCCATGTCTTCTTGATAACGAAATCGGTTTTCTTCGCTATCATCAACTGAGCTGCATGCATCGCGCGAGACGATTCTGACGTCCCAATTTGATGGGCGCGGTATCTTTCAGCTCGATCAAAAATCTCCGCGATCATCCTCGTTAGCTCACTCGGTGTGTTCTCCGAGGAGATCAATCCACGCGCGAGGCGATCGCGGAGATCGTTCAGCCCCGTATTTAATTCACGCGATGTAGTCGCATTCATATCCCGCGCGATTTGCAACGCCAATTGATTCACTTCATTGCGCGCGTTCTTTGGATCAACACGAAATGGAATCTCTGATAAACTTCCCGCGTTGACACGCGCGATGAATTCACGTATTCCAGTTTCATAGTACAGAGATAATTGCGGCACCGACAGACGAGTCAATTCTTCCGTGAAACTTTCCATATCGAACCCGTCTGGCAGTGTCACTTTGACCGACCAATCGAGATTCTTTAAACCGCCAAGTGTCAAATCACGCTGTGCGCGAAAAAATCGTTGAAGTTCCTTCTCGAACATATCACTCGCCGGCAATTTACGCGCGTGTCCACGAGTCATGTACGTATCACTATGGTGATATGTTTCCCCATAAAACTTCGCATACTGGCACTTAAACGGCTGCAATGATTTAAATATATCCCACACAGACGTATTCACGAGTTTCATCAACAACGCAGCCGCCTCAGGTTGCGTCAAGTAACCAGAATAAAATGCAATATAAGTTAATAGAACCTCATATAACGCCTTTCCCGGTTCGTTTCCACTCGACACATTTGTATCCTGACCAGTCGCATTCGGACGACCGCGCGCATTAGAAGTTTCAATGAACTGTCTATCTAGCAATCCCACTTTGCCCCACGCCCACGGTTGATCCCCCCATTCAACCGGCGGCTCCTCGATCCTCTCGCGTTCTTCATTTATCGTGCGTAATCCAACCTTGATATTCTTTTCACGAATGTTCGCGCGGCGTTCCTCATCCTCAGGGATTGGATTATCGAACCATAAAAACAATCGAGTGTCGTATAATGGCGTCAAGTCTTTGTTGAGGCGCTCCATTATTCGAGTCACGCGTGGTAAAATTGCATATCTGGCATGCTGAACCATCGCAGCTTCTAATGTGGCGCGATTGATCTCCTTCGCCTCAAGCAGCGCGATTGGCACGTCGAAGCTATTCGCCACAGATACCTTTGAAACTTGATTACGCGGGACGCCCTCCATGTCCCGCGAGGTGAATGCCGTCTTATCAACTTGTAGCGGCGTGCGTGAAAAAAATGGTCTTCCGCTGTTGAATCGCCCAAACATGCGACTGAATAATTTCTCCATCCGCTTAATTTGCGGCGCCCCAATGACGTCCCCTGGATCTTTGGGACTGATGATGAGATCAGGTCTACCGCGATTCTCCATCATCGCGGCAGCGAGTGATACATCTCGCTCGAGCATTCTGAAATTCTCCATCGCGGCGAATAACGCGGAATATCCCGCAAAATACGGATCCATGATGTTCAATGCGCGGAAAAAAATCACCTCATTGGCAGCGTACACCACTGATTGACCACGCACAGTGTATTTGAAGCCAGTGATCGTCGTTGACACGCCATCATTATCCGTAATCACCCTGATATTCTGCGGTGGCAGTATCCAGATTCTCTGTGGAATGCCAAGTGCGTTGCGTTCGAGGCGCCAAAACGCGACCCCAATGATATCGAGATACACGGAGGTCAATTCGAAGAGATCATACTGGCAGTGATATTTATTAACTGTGTAGAGCAAGTCCAAAATTGGGTGTTCTGTTATTTCATCAATCTTGATTGATTTTCCAATTCGCGGCGACAGGCTATGCACATCGCGCAACTCGCGCATTTCATGCGTATCAAGTTCACGATGAGCGAATCTCGGAGATCGTTCACCGCGTTGAGTCGTAGTATAAAGTCGCACAGTCGTGCCGGCGACGCCCTTCGCATTTAGATTCGCGCATGCGTATGCGATGTTGCGGTAACTCTCGAGAAGTTCAGTCGTTGATGGACGAACGCGACTACGCCATATATCAGTATACGGCGGCACCGCGTCATCTGATCTAGATGCTTCCCAACCAGAGAGAATTCTACGCAACCACTGTAACACGTTATTCTCGCAGACCCCTGTCGTGATTCATTCGTGATTCATCATCATCATCATCATCACCATCATCATCATCATCTAACGACACCAGTGCATCATCTGGTAATAAATAAAGAAATTCCGCCGCCTCATCCTCATCAATCGGACCGTCAAACAAAAATGGGTTATTCGAACTCATCCATTTCCGATTCATCGATTCGCGCGCGACTTCACGCGCTCTCTGTTCCTCGAGTTCAGGATCAATGATCTCAACATCGCCGAGTGGGCGATTGTCATGTTCAATTGGAGCGTATCTCGATTCACTCACGCAGCGCTCTTCAATTTTCGACGCCGATCGATATTAGCCACGAGATATCGAATATCATCCATGGCATGATCAAAGCCGCCGACTGGTTTCTCGCCACCGGATTCTTGAACGTCCTCATCAGTCTCATAGGCATATTCATTCGCCTCAGTCCACACAGCCGTGCACTCATCATGAATGATAAGTTTATTCGCGTATATGCGCGTATTGACCATATCTATGCCAGCCACGATTTCCTTGACGCGATTTGGTTTCACCGTGAGTCCGAGTGTATTGAGACGCGCAATTTGATCCGGCCTCGTGGCGTCGGCGAAATACGTCGGATCTCGTGGCAACGCGCGTGCATGAACTTCGATTGGTGTACGTCGCTTATAGCGCTCACGATATACCCACAAGATATCTTCACGATCTAACACGGCGACGTGACAAGAGAATGGATCATTCCAACCAAAATCTATCCCACCAAAATGTTCGCCATTTGGTATGGTTGAAAAACGCTGACGACATTGATCAATGTCTGGGTACACGAGCCCAGACATTTTGACGAATTCACCACGATGTCGCTGCGCAAACCGTTGCGCAGTCATGTCGCGCTTAGCTCGCTCAAATTCTTCCACTGGATACGCCGGGTTTGTTATCGACGACCACTGACGCACAAAATACATCGGGTCGCCCTGTTGCCAGAGACGCAAAAATTTGTAATAGAGCCAATTCCGCAAATATGGCGTCGTGGTGATTAAAATGCGCGACATCTTCACACCGCAGCGACCCGTGATCGCCACCCAGGCGTCATATTTCAACTGTCCGCCCTCGTCGATCCACGCGAAGTCAATCTGACCACCTTCCAACCCACCCGGTCGATCGGCGGACAGCATCCAGATGCTACCCCATCCGTTTGGAAGTTCATATTGTCGTCGCGATGGAAAGTACTCCCCCTCATAAATCGTATCACGAAACATGTGAACCAACGTGGGAGCTGTTGCGCGCGCCAACACATCATACGTCGGCGCCACACAGAAACCCACGATTGGTACACCCGGTCGCAGCTTCCTAATTCGATCCATCTCGCGCATCACCCACAGCGGACCAAGCGCAGTCTTGCCGCCTCCAGTGCCAGCGATCGCCGCCACAAACCTGGCGTCTGAACTTATCACCGCAGACTGTCCCTCGTGACAGTCATATGTCTTGAGTCCATCAATCATCTCACCCCACCGTCCACTCATGTCAAATGCCCGTCGACGACGCTCCAAATTCCGTCCGCAAGTCTACGCGGATCGCCATTCGTCTTCCACACTTCCCACAAATGATTCACGAGAGTTGCCGTCAACAACGCCGTATATTGAACCGAAATCTCGTTCCCACCCACGCCGCCAATCACCAACACCCCACTAGTAGTCAGTGTCGTTGTGAGCACAAACGCGATGATATTCGTCTCTGGATTTATTATATTCAACACGATCGTCATACCAGCTAATGAGAACGGCGTCTCAACGCCGTCTGGCGCAACACTCAAGATCGAGATGGTGACATCTGGATCAGCGGCACCACGAGGTATGATGATGTGTGTCGACAATTACACCTTCCCAACAGTATCGTTTATCGACACACTCGCGTCTGTAACTGGCGCGGATATATTGGCGTCTATAATCGGCGTAGATACACTCGCATCTGTAACAGGCGCCGCGCCATCACCGCGCGTGGAACCTTGACTAACCACGCCGCGAGTCGGATTCAATAGTGTCGTATTCTGAATAATCACGATAGTCGGCCCAGTGCCACTCTCAATCGACGTCATATTAAAACTGACAACTGGATCACTGTTTCCAACCACCAAGATCCACGCGATGGGAAAACCAGCGACTCTCGCGGGCTCCAATAACGACGCGATATCGACGTCGGCGCGTCCCAAGGCGGGCTTATTGAACGGAACGCCGACGGGCGGGTCCTCAATATCGCCGCCCGGATTACTCCACGCGTTGAGCGTGGAATAATTATTCCATGTGACTTCACCGACGACGATTATATCTGGACTCACATCAGATACGAGGTACATCGTGGCTGGATCTGTGAAAATTGCGTCGGGAAACAACGAGTAACTCAACGCTGCCGATACGATGGGTACTGGTAATAATCCAGATAAATCAATTCCGAGTAGCGCATGAAATATCTTCCCCGGAGCAAAACCGAATGTGACTTCGGAACCTCCCTCATGCACGACTGTGGGTTTACTGCTATCCATCCATGTATCGGCGAGTATCATACTAATCTCCAATATATTTCGCCAGCGCGAATCCAGTCGGCGACTTGGGTCCCGTCGTGAAAGTTATATTATTCGCCGAATTCGCCGCCAACAATTGGGCGGTGTCATGAACCACCGCACTCGCGATCGTCTTGGCTCGCGCGTCCCCCGACGCGTCAAAGACGGCGCGCGGAAAGAGCTCGAGTGCGGGTCCAGCTCCGCCATCTGGTGTGTTATAAATCACGCGGCCCGGATATCGCACATTGATATTAGACACCGCTCCACGACTCACCGTGAGGTCGCTCATATCCCACCACAAATTCGTGATGATGGCAGACACGCTGTCGACGAGTCCGTTGCCAGCGAGACCATATAGATTCGTGACATTCGCGGCGAGAACGCGCAATGACAACTGCGACGGATCTACCAAATCACCAGACGTGAATACCGTCGTGAACGTTCCAGCCTTGAGTGTGACTGCACCGCGCTTGAGTAATGTCTTCGTGAAAGTTCCACCGCAGAGCTGACATTCCCCATCCACTTGCTTCATGTCGACAATACACGCAGCTATTGGATTGGTACCACCAGCATCCAAATACACCTTAGTGCCAATACCGCCCTCAATGACGCAGACACCACTCACAGCGATTTTAAGTGGATTCGATGAATCTTGACCCACCTGGCCACCAGCGTAACCGCGCTGTACATAGAGATTCGCGAGATTTACCGCCGCCTGATTGAGTCCGGTGAGAATCGGCGCGGAGCTAGTCTCGTTTAAAATCACGGTATCGGTACTAACTGGAACGCCGCTCGGCGACCAATTATCAGCGGTCGCGTAATCATTGTTCGCGAGTGCATTTATCCAAGTTTTATCAACAGCCATATCAACGTCACTTAGTAGAAGTTGGATGCATCCACGTACCGACAATTCCCAGTATGGCAATAATCTCACCGGGTATATGAATCGTCGTGAAACCCCCGGCGTTCAATGCATCAACGCCGCCCAATACGAAAACGACGATCATGACTATCCACGTCGATTTATTGAGTGACTTGAGTTTATTAAAAAAGTTCATCGCAATCCTCCAATGAATTGTTCCGCATAATTCGTGGCTTGCGTCGTCGTCACGAGACGAACAATTGGCAACACATTGATGACGGGCTTATAGACGCACTGCCCCATCAATATCAAAATCATGATTAAAATAAGTGCCCTCATTGTTCCACTACCGACACGCTGACATTCTTAATAGTTGCCGACGTACCAGTTGACGTCGCCAGCGAGACATCTAACCAATACTGCGTACCAACAACGAGACCCGCCACGACGGCATTGCAAGTTGCAGGCATCTGTTGAGCCACGGCGCTCGTAATGGCCTTGGCGAGATTACCGACGGCAGTCCCCGTCAGCGCAGCTCCATTCGCGGGCGCGCTGCCAGTACCGTAACGGATCTGAATCTGATTCGTACCCGCACCGCCCGCCTTGAGATCGCCGCTGATGATAGCGAGAATTGTACCGCTCTTAACCGGCGTAACAGCGCTCGCGAGACCCATGTGAACGCCGGTGGCGCTGGTCGTCCCAGTCGGATCGCCCGGCGTGGCCTGATGTGTCGCGCCAACCGGAGTGACTGGAATAATCTTCGTTGGAGAATTATCAAAGAACATCGCGTATCGCACAACAGAACTCACGGCGTTCGTTGTGAAAATGAGCGATCCAGCGAGATCTGAAATCTCAGCGAGCAGGCAGTTATCGTCGCCACCAGTTGGCACGGACACCACCCAACTGCGTCCATGTTGATCAGTGAGTGTGACTGTGTGCGCGGCGCACGGATCAGCCGCGTATCCAAATGCACTCAACTTGACGAGTCTGCCAGAAATAAATGGCAACGACAAGATGAAACCAGTCGCCGTCGCACTCGCGATGAACCACACCGCCGTGAGTATATTGTCATCATTTTGAAACACGCCGCGACTGTTGGGTTCGCTTTCAGGCAACACAAACTGACCGCGCGTCGGTGGTGAGAAGATGAAACTCATTTTTCTACCCTCACCATGCCGCCAGTTCCAATTATCGGCACCAACGCAGTTATCGTAATCCCCACGGTCATCTCATCGGAGGCCGATACCACACACGGCGCGATGGGTTCGGCAGTGAGAGTCAATATCACCTTTCTATTACTGATGTCCGCAGCGCTCGGCGTATACATCGCGTTGAGTGAGGCGGCGTCGTCGAACGTGCCGGTGCCGTTCGTCGTCCAGAGTGTCGAGGCTGCATTAGTCGCAGCGCCCGCCAATTGCACGTTGTGTTCATCGAGGACACTCTGATCTAATCCGGCGTTGGCAGTGGGCGGCGGCGTGTACGTCACATCCAGATGCGCCGCGGCGACATCCCCGAGACGCACAGCCTGTTCCACGGTCTCATCATCTTGCTTGAGAGCCACGACGACGAATCCAGACGCGGCATCAAGTTGCGCCTGAATGGCCGCGACGATCGATCCGCCAATTAAATTGGCCGTGACCTCTTCATCTGGATTTTGTAGAAAGAGATCTCTTTGAACATCGATAGTTCCATCGCCCACGGCATCATAGAGCACCTGGTCTGAAGATCCAATGACCACTTGCGACGACGGCGTCATCACGTCAGTGGGATTTTCTCCCGGCGCATCAAAGTCGTGCACAGTGATACGAAGCGCGGCGGCGGTGATACCAGCGTTCGCAGGAATGCCCCCCAGTTCGTTGAAATATAAAACGACGCGGCGAATAGCCACAGGCGCGACACCACCCTCCTGCGAGACCGTGGGGAAGACGCCCGGACTCTGCGCGGTGCGCGTGTAGCTGACACCGATCAGGTTGCGCACATGAAGTAAATTATCGCCCGAACAATCGAGCGTCAATTGTGCCACGTCGTCATGCCACCTTGAAGAGATACGCCATCGTGTCGCGCGTCGTGTCAAACAACGCGCCAATCAACACAAAATCGGCCGCCGCGCCTTCCATCGTCCAGCCAATCGGCGCCAAAAAATAATTGCGCACTTCTAACGTCTGCGGATCGGGTTCTTGCACGCAGAGAATATCCATGACGAGACTGCCCTCCGCGTCACGAATCGCCAATTCGATCGTCAACGGATCTACTGAGATGCTGAATGATCCAACATACCCAACTGACTTAGCCACGTCAATTGTCTTGACTTCAACCACGGGATCTCCTATTCCACAATGGCCCTCGGATCAGCAACAGGCAGTGGCGCGCGATGCGTGATGGTCAATGACGGCCGCACAGCGCCGACTCCAAAATTGGGCTCTAAATCAATGTCGGCGCATTGCTGCGACGGCCCCGTCATATCACAATGATCGTCGCCGTCGCCGCGCAACACACTGACACGCAGATCCACTACGCCGTCGCCGTCATTTCGCTGAACATGGCGAACGAGATCTATGAGTCCATCCAATGTCCATAGTCCGGCATAGCCGGTTGGCGGCAACACGGATTCAACTCTATAAGCATCCACGACGTCCCCGCCGCCGTCTTTCCACGCCATTCCAGTGCGACAAGAATTCCACGTGACTTGCGACGCCTCCCATGGGTAGCGCCCCGTGTTTTCAATGAGCTCGACTAAAAGTTTTATCGTCGAACTGAGTGGATCTCTACGAAACACTGACGTCGACTTGATCCATAACTTCAACGCGGCCGCCTCGATGACGTCTGTTTTGGGAACGACTCCAGATATAGATGCACGAAACAGTGACTTACACGGCAATACCGGACCGCGCACCACCCACGCGTCATCGTTATTGACGGCGGTGGGATTCTCCGCGTCGAGATACGCGTCTTCAAGCGCGCCGACTTCGGGCGGGTCAAATGTAATCGTCGTGATGGTACTCATAGTGCACGACGTCCATTGACGATGTTAAAATTACGACGCGCCGGGGTCTGGACTGATCGGGACGTGCGCGACCCCGGCGCGGAGAGGGAGATCGGTTCAGCGGCGGGCGGTCGCCCGTCTTCGCCGGGCGGGGGCAGGTGGAGAACAGTATCATCAATGGCATGCGGCGGGGCAACAGTGCCGCCCCCTGGTGTAGGCGATGATACTGCCGACGGCGGCGGCATTCGCACGACGCCGCCCGGTAACTCGGTGCGTACCGGCGACAGCGACGTTATCGCCATCTGACCGGAGAGGCCCTGCACGCCGACGGACGCCTCGCCCTCTATGCCGACAACCCACTTGCCGGCGAACTTAACGACGTATGTGGGGTTGATCCCCTGTGCGCCGGCTTGGATCGTCAACGACTCGACACCGCGCGACAGGCCCTCCTTAACCGCCGGCTCTATCACGTTGTCAACGAACTTCCCGGCGAACTGTTCAATGGGCGCGGGCTGCGCGCAGCCGAAGGCGAAGAACGCCACGAACAGCGCCGCGATCCCGCCAAGAAACCACGTCCACCAACTCCGCGAGTCCCACGTAAACGGATTCCAATTCCACACCATGACGTTTCCTCACTTTCCGCGCGTCGCCGCGCCTTCTAACAACTTCTCCAACTTTTTATCAATCGATTCCATCCGGCGATCAATTTGATCGAGTCGCCGGTCCCTCGTGACTGCGCCGTCTTTTAGCACGCCGATATCCGTCACCAACTGAGATCGATAGTCCACTGAGAATGTAGTCGATTCAATTCTGGTGATCCGGCCGTCATGCTCCCGCAGTACCTGGAATACCCAGGCACCGCAGCTGACTACGAGTGGATAGGTCACCAAAACCAATTTGAACAGCAGTTGCCAACCGCCGTTCATCGATCTCATGTCGTTCATATTGATGGCAACACGTTTATCTGCACGGCACTACGCGCGGCGGTCTCCGCGGCGCCCGCAGTCTTGCCCCTCATCGCGTCCAACGGAACTCGAATGTCCGTCTTGATCCTGCCGCAAATCTTCTCAGCCAGCGCCTGATATTCAGAGCCCAGTTCTTCCGCGATGATCCTGACTATCTGCACGACGAATGCATCGACGGCGCGAAGACTCAACTTGTCGGACGCCGACGCCTCGATCTTCGCCGCGCGCTCCACCAAGATAGAAACCTGCCCGACCACCTCCATTATGAGCGCCAGCGCGCCACGTTTAGTGGCGTCATCGATGACAATGCCGGGCGGCGGCTCCAACGCGATCGCCGCCATCTTGACGGCCTGTTGCGCCGTCGCGCGCGCCAACGCCAACTCATCATATATCGCCGTCTGCTTGGTGAGCGGCTCCGACGCAACTTCCGTGAGCGCCTTCGCGAGAGTAGGTCCCAGAAACTTAGAATAGAACGTCGGAAATCCTCCAAAACAGCGGCGACCGTTGAACCGAAGATACGATCGGCGTCCATTGTGAAACTTGCAATACAGTCGACCCGGTTCTCTGGCGTATCCGCATTGCGAACCCCCCCGCTTCTTTATTCGCGCCTGACAACGCCACTTCTGCCCCTCCGGTGAATTACGTCCCTCGCGTGTGAAATTCCAACCGGAGGTACCGCGAGCCTTTGGCGCGACATACTGGTACGGGGCTCCATTCTTCCATGATACCGCGTGATTTTCGAGCATGCAACTCGGGCGCATTATAGCACGTAAACTTGAGATTGTACAATGATCTCGACGCGCCATAAAAGTGGCGACTTTTATTCCACGCCGCACGAGGACGGATCGGGTCGAAAGTAATAAATAGCTGGAAGAAATTGAATAAAATATTTTAAATTCTTTAATTACGCAAAATACCTTAATATAATAATAAAAAACGCCTATTATACACTTTAATATATAATAGACGTTTATTTGATTAAAGACTATTTGCGAATCAAAGCGATTTTGTTCTTCAAATCGCGAATTTTGTCTTCAATTAACGCCCTCGCTTTTTTATTCAAATAAACGAGAGTAAGAATGTCCTCGATCTCTTTAATTGCTTTTTCGATTTCAACCATTTCAACAACTCCTATTATTGAAGTCATAAAAATACAACAATCAGCTAATCGCCGATTAAAATTTATATTTTTACACCTCATAATTTATATTATACTAAAATTTTTTTAAAAGTACAC